AAGTATGGTGTATTTGAAAACGAAGGTTTACCATATCCTTGGTTCGCTCCAAAGATGCAGGTATTTGAGTCGGGTGAAGTACAGGATATGTGCGGCGAGGATGTCTCGTTCTGCTTAGATGCAAAGGATGCAGGTTTTGAGATCTGGTGCGATCCAAGAGTTCGTGTTGGACACGAGAAGACCAGAGTGATCTAATGTCTGACAGATATAGTATCTACATTCGTGATGAATGCAAATTCTCAGACCTTTCGGATTTTGAATACTTTGATATTATGGAAGACTTAGCAATTGAATTTTATCAGACAGGTAAACCAAACCCTGCTGATATACGTACAGAAATTACAGGAGATTAAATTATGGCAGTACGCACAAAGGTGGGAGTTCTTGGAAGAGAAGAAACCATTACAAGACCGAAGAAAACTCGACAAGGAACCGGAAAACATACAAAGTATTCCGCAACCTCGCGTAACTCGGCTCGTAAGAAGTATAGGGGTCAGGGTCGTTAAACATAAATATTCAGAGCAGGAGTCCGAGAATCAAAAATGTCAAAACTTATCGTAAATACAATCGAACATTTATCTGGATTTACTCGACCAGGAGTTACGGTACATAATTGTAACTGGACAACATCAAATAATTATTTACATACTGGAACAGTGAAGTGGACTTCCGGAGACTGGAACAACTCAACCGGAACCTTTACTGCTCCGAATACAGGTAAGTATTTGTTTATGTCAGATGTTCAAGGACATCGAGCACATGAAAATGGCAACGAACAGTACTTTAATATTCTTCCAAGATTGAACAATGTAGATTATGTTGTTGAAACTGTTGCAACAATTCATGCAAATGGTGGTTCATCAAGTTCTGTTTCGTCAAATCATTTTGCAATTACATGTTGCCTAGTGATGGATGTAAATGCAAATGATACGATAAGAGCATACTCAAGTTATGGAGTTCGAAACGGTACACAAAATCATCTATCAATATATCAATTAATTTAAATGGCAAGTTACACTATTACACTTACTGACACTGAAGTTAAGTCCTTAGAGTACTCAGTTGAAGAAATACAAGACTGGGTTGAAAATATTGCAAAAAATAGGGCAAGAATATCAAAAAATGAAATTATTGCTAAAAATACAGAACATTGTAATGCAAATAAAATTGCTATTGCTATTGGAGAAGATGCACAAATCACACAAGCATACGATCTTGGAGTCGTAAAAACAGGAAAACAAGTAAATACTGAAAATTCTGAATCATCTGCATCATCATGAACTGTTGGCATTGCGGCACTGAGTTGATTTGGGGCGCGGATCACTCAATGGAAGATGTAAATGATGGAGAAGAGTCTGAATATGATTTCTACTCAAATTTTACGTGCCCAAAATGTCAATCTTACGTTGAAGTTTATCATCACAAATAATGTCTTGTTTAATTACTAACTTACCTTCTTATGAAGTATGGGTACGAAAAGAGTACTTGACCGACCATAAGAGTGGTCACGGTGAATTTGTCAAAGGAGTCTGGGTATCGGCAAAAAGTATACCTGGTCGTGCCTTTTACTTTGAAACATACCTACCGGAATATGCGGCAATGTTTGATAAACTGCCAATTTCCGCTTTTCTCTCGTCTCCGGAGATACCAGATCCGGATATGACACTGCATAACCTTCAGTTTTGGAACTGTATGGACTATGGAGTCGTTGCAGTACAGAAGCAATTTATTGGAAGTATGCACTATGAGGTGTATACTCGTGACTATGGTAACCAGACAGGCACTTATATCTGCACTTTGGACAATTATCACCAAGATGTAGACGCAATTGACTACTCAACAAGTGAACAACCTGCCGAACATAAGTCTCATAACCTGTTAGAACTTGATAATGGGCAGTTTTGCCTCTATCCGAACAACAGAATGAGGATTTATGACAACAGTATCACTCCTGAGACACCTAAGATTCCTGATTTTAAGGTTTCAACCGTGTATTATCAGGTTGAGAACGGTCATGATCGTGATGGGTTAGGTTCAGAAGAGAATTATTTCTGGAAAACTGCCAAAGAAAGAGCAGTTGGTGATGTCGGAGTCGGAAATACCGCAAATATGGAAAATACAAGTCAAATGAGTGTGGAAGATCTTCGTATGGGAACACCAATTACTTACAATTTTCCAAAAAATAATGATGATGCACCAGAATTAGGATGAAACACGTAAAAAATGCTCATATGGGCGATCATTTGTTGGCAGAGGTGTATAATGTGCCCTTTGATAGGTTAAATGATGCCGAAAAAATTGAAAAAGTATGTGTAAGTGCACTTCAAACTGAAAAATTAACAATCTTGAATGTTTTCACACATCAATTTGAACCACAGGGTGTAACTTGTCTCATTTCTTTAGCGGAAAGTCACCTCTCTGTCCATACTTACCCCGAAAAGGGGTGTGTTGCCATTGATATCTTTACATGTGGCAATAAAAAACCAAGAAATGTTGCTTGGTGGGTGCTAAATTACTTCGATTCAGATGATTATATAATGAGTGACATAAATAGATAGTAAATAAATATAAAAATGACTGAAAATACCTCAAAAACCGATTCAAATCAAAAAATTTTGAAAGAATTGATGTATGATGATGGTCAACCTCTTTATCAAGAAGAAGATGATCAAAAAGAATTGTTAAAAGAGTCATAAATAAAGAAAAACTGTATAAAAATGGCAATCACAAGGGTATCAAGGTCTTTTAAGGACATTAGTTTGTCTTTTGAGCCACATCCTGTGACAAAAGATCTTCCTGTTCTTAAAAATGAGAGAGCAATTACAAGATCGGTGAGAAATATCGTTGAAACGATACCTACTGAAAAATTTTTTAATTCTATATTCGGTTCTGACGTATATCGTAGTTTATTTGATTTTGTAGACTTTGGTACTGCATCAATTATACAAGAACAAATCAAAACTTCTCTTCATAATTTTGAAAGAAGAATTAATAATGTAAAGGTTGAAGTAGAACCTCGTCCTGATAATAATGATTTTGAAGTTACAGTAATTTTCGATATTATAGGTCAAGAGTTTCCTACACAAGAGTTTTCATTCATTCTCGAAGCAACAAGATAAAAAATGCCAACAACAAAGTTTACAAATTTAGATTTTGATCAAATCAAAACCTCAATCAAGGATTATCTCAGATCAAACAGTGATTTTTCTGGATTTGACTTTGAAGGGTCGAACTTTTCTGTATTACTGGATACATTAGCATATAATACTTATATTACTGCATTTAACTCAAATATGATCGTGAATGAGTCTTTTCTAGACTCTGCAACGCTTCGTGAAAACGTTGTTTCACTTGCACGTAACATTGGGTATATACCTCGTTCAAGGTCTGCTGCAGAGGCAGTAGTATCCTTTAAATTAGACTTAGGTGATGCATCATCGGGTGTGGATTATGGTACAACAGTCGAACTTGCAAAAGGTTTAGTTTGCGTTGGTAATATTCAAGACTCTTCATTTACATTTTCAATATCTGAAAATATTGCAAGATCAGTTATTGTTGAGGGTAGTAATTATATTGCAAACTTTGAAAATATAACGATAAGTCAAGGTACATATTTAACAAAAAAATTTAAATTTGATAATTCTTTAGATCAAAAATTTATTTTGGATAATTCTTTTATTGATACTTCTTCAATTCATGTATATGTTAAAACTGAAGGTGATACTGGATTAGGACGTGAATATTTGATTTCAGATGATATTACAAATATAGATTCAAATTCAAGAGTTTATTTTCTACAAGAAGTTCAAGATGAGAAATATGAAATTAGATTTGGAGATGGTATACTTGGTAAAAAATTAGGAAGTGGTACTTCAAATGATGGAACTGAAATAACAGTTGATTATATTACATCCGAAGGTGTCAGTGGTAATGGAGCATCAGGATTTACATTCTCCGGAAGTGTTGTTAGAACTTCAGATGGACTCCCTGCTTCAATTGCAAACTCACCAAGCGTTACAACTGTAACTTCATCACAGGGTGGTTCTGATATTGAACCTATAGATTCTATCAAATATTATTCACCTAAAATTTACTCTGCACAAAATAGAGCAGTAACTCCAAGAGATTATGAAGCTATAATTAAACAAATATACCCAGAAACAGAATCAGTCGCAATAGTTGGTGGTGAGGAGTTAGATCCACCTGAGTTTGGTACAGTGCAAATCAGTATCAAACCAAAAGGTGCCACTTATATCTCCGACTTTTCTAAATCAAGAATATTATCACAACTTAAAAAGTATACAGTTGCAGGTATTAATCAGAAATTGATTGATCTTAAAATATTATATGTTGAACTTGATGTCTCAGCATACTATAACTATTCTCAAGTTTCAACTGAAGATACATTAAAAACTAAAATTGTAAATTCATTAACAAAATATTCTCAATCTGTTAACTTTAATCGTTTTGGTGGAAGATTTAAATACAGTAAAATGCTACAAGTTATTGACAAAACTGACACAGCATTGACAAGCAATATCACCAAAGTCATCATTCGAAGAGATTTGAAGGTAACAGTGAATCAATTTGCTCAGTATGAATTATGTTTTGGAAATAGATTTCATATTGATCCAAAAGGTTATAATATTAAATCAACAGGATTCTTCGTTGCTGGTGAATCATCTCCTGTATACATTACTGACGTACCAAATGCTGATGGTCAAACAGGTGTATTATCAATTGTAAAACCGATTGATAATGGTGAAATTAGAGTTGTGAGTAAATCTGCCGGAGTGGTTGATTATATTCATGGTGAAGTTAAATTAACAACAATCAATATACAATCAACTGTAAAAGAAAATAATATTATTGAAATTCAAGCATTCCCAGAATCGAATGATGTAGTTGGATTAAGAGATTTGTATCTTGAATTAAGTGTTTCGAAAAGCACCATAAATATGTTGAGAGATGTGATTGCATCTGGTGACGAAATATCTGGAACTCAGTTTACTAGAGATTTTTATACATCAAGTTATTCAAATGGAAATTTAATAAGAGAATAGTATGATACAAACAGGTATTGAATCGAGAGTTAAAATACAAGATGTAATATCTTCTCAACTTCCAAATTTTATTTTGGATGAGAGTCCAAAGACTGCTGATTTTTTAAAACAATATTATATCTCACAGGAATACCAAGGTGGAGTAGTAGATATTGCTGAAAATTTAGATCAATATCTTAATCTTGACAATTTAAAACCTGAAGTTATATCGTTTAATCCTTCATTATCTGTAGGTATTGGTACACAGGATGTAGATACATTGTCCGTTTCAAGTACAAAGGGATTTCCTGACCAATATGGATTACTAAAAATTGACAATGAGATTATCACATATACAGGTCTGACAACAAATACGTTTACAGGTCTTACTCGTGGATTTAGTGGTATATCGTCTTATCATACAGATTTAAATGATGAGGAATTAGTTTTTAATGAAACAAATGCAGGTGTTCATACTGCGGGATCATCAATACAAAATTTAAGTACTTTATTTTTAAATGAATTTTATGATAAATTTAAACGTACATTTGCACCAGGATTTGAAAATTTAAAGTTTGATAGTAATTTAAATGTTGGAAATTTCTTAAAAGAAATCAAATCATTCTATGAATCAAAAGGAACTGATGATGCAATCAAAATACTATTTCGTGTTTTATATGGTGTTGATCCTAGAATTATTAATTTAGAAGATTATCTATTCAAACCATCAGCAGCTGAATATTTAAGAAGAGAAACAGTTATTGTAGAGGTTTTATCAGGTAATCCAATTGGATTGATAGGACAAACAATTAAGAAAATTGAAAAGTTAAATGATCCTGAAACTCAAGCATCAGTTTCAGAAGTTGAACCTTTTACAAGACAAGGAAAACAATATTTTAAATTCTCATTATTTGTAGGTTACGGTGGTGCATCATTAGTTGAGGGTAACTTTAAAATTACACCAAGTAGTAAATCTATTGAGACAGTATCAGTTGGATCATCTGTCGTTACTGTTGACTCAACAATCGGATTTCCTCAAACTGGTAAAGTTATTTCAGGTATAAACACAATATCTTATTCAGATAAGTCAATTAACCAATTCTTTGGTTGCACTGGTATTGAATCGGAAATTAAACCATCTGATAGTGTTCATTCTGATGAAATATATTTTGGATTTGAGGATGGTGATATCAATAAAAAGGTTGAGTTTAGAATTACAGGAATTTTATCAAAATTCAAACAATCTTCAGAAAATGTAAATGTATCAGAAGGTGATATAATAGGAATCAAAAATTTAGGAGTAAAAGTTTTAAATCCATCAGTTAAAGATAAAAAAGAGGTATTTGCAAATTCTTGGATTTATAATACATCCTCATTTTTTGAAATTGAAAATATAGTTGGTGGTGATGTATTTTTAAAAACTCCTGTTGATAGATCAACATTAAAAATTGGTGATTATGTTGAATTTGTAGATCGTAATAATCCTAGTGTAGTTGTATACCCTTCAGCAACAGATTCTCAACCATATGTGAATAATTTAAATGTTGATAATCCACTAGAAGTTTCCTTAGATGATGTTCAAAATCTTGTTTTTAATGGGACTGAGAGGTGGAATTTAAGAAAGAAATTAAATAAACCACAAAGCATCGTTCCTTTATCTTTTGATAATATTTCATCTGATGTAACTAATGTATATTTTGATAGTGGTAATGCTTATGTTGCATCCAATTCACTTCCATCTAAAGTAAATCCATCCAAACCAGACGCACCATTTTTTGAAAATATTACCTCTGAATTAAACCAAGTTACATTCTTAGAACTTAAAGATCTAAATCCTGTTACTCAAAAATATAGAAAAATTCAAATAAAATCTCTTTCAAATAATAGGCAAATACCTTTATTAACTGGAGATGAAATATTTTATGAATCAACTGGTGCAACATTTAATCAGGTTGGTGTTGGAACTGAAATTCAACTTGTTGGAATCGATACTGGTTCATATTTTGTAGAGATAGTGGGTGCCGGAACCTCAGAAATAAAATTATACTCTTCAAGATCATTCATATCTGGTGGTTCTGCATTAGAATTAGATTATCCAAAATCCAATGTAGGAGTTGCAGATACTTCCGTAACACATACTTTTACATTATATTCCCAAAGATCAAAAAAAATACAACCCAAAAAATCATTTAAAAAATTTCCACTTACTCCTAATTTAAAAAATGGAGGAGATGATTTAACAATACCTGGCACAACTGGTAAATTAATTAATGGTGTTGAAATATTTAACTATAAAACAGATGATAAAATATTTTTTGGTCCATTAAGCAAGTTAAATATATTGTCTGGTGGTACTGGATATGATGTCATAAATCCACCTCTTGTAGAGGTTTCTGACAGTGTTGGTGTTGGAGCATCAGTTCAACCTTGTGTTAAGGGTAAGGTGGTGGATGCATTAATTAGTCCACAATCTTTTGATATAGACAGAGTTATTTCAATTGGTGTAACTGGTGGAAATGGTTCAGGAGCAGTTTTAGAACCCATTATCGGAAAGAGATCGAGAGAAATAAAATTTACAGCTCAAAAATTTGACTCAAGTGAACAGTTTGGTATTGGAAATGCTGATGGTGATAGAACAATATTAACTTTTAAAGATAGACATAATTTAAATTCTGGTGATAGAGTAATATACAATTCGAATAATAACGTATCAATTGGTGAGACTACAGAACGCACTGGAAATGCACTCAAAGATGCATGTATATTTGTTTCAAATCAAGAGTATTTTGTAAGTGTTTTAAATGATAAGAGTATCAGATTTTTCCCAACTCAAGAACAAGCATTTAGTGAAGTTACTTCAACTGTTGCAATTGGAATGACACAAACTGTTGCAGGAGAACACAAATTGATTGTAGGTAATGTAAATAATACTATTCTGGGAATTAATGTTCTTTCATCTGGTGAAAATTATGAGAATCGAAAATTATTAGTTCAACCAACAGGTATTTCAACTATCTTTGATCAGGTTACTTTTGAAAATCATAATTTTAAAAATGGTGACAAAATTGTATATGAGCATGTTGGTATTCATACTTTCACTACTAGTGGATCTACATTTTCAGGGATTCAAACATCCACCGCTGGTTCTGATGTTAGTATTGGTTCTACATCATTATTCATTATGAATGAACTGGAAATTCCATCAAAACCAATGATTGATAGAGGTTTTGGTGTAGGTTCACCACTTTTCGTTGGTGATCCTCAGTCTAGTTCTGGAATTACTACTTTTGTTGGATTTATAAATGCTATTGCTTCTAGTGGTATTCATACCAATAGAATTGATTTAGATCGTGGTGTTGCTGTTGGTATTAAATCATATTCCACTTTAACATTAAAATCGGAAATTATTGGATTACCCACAGCACCTAATCAGCAGTACATAGTAACTAGAGTTGATGATGATTCATTTAAATTATCTAATGCTGGTATAGGTGGAACATCATTATCAGATTACAATCAAAACATATTTGTTGATTTACAATCCACAGGTATCGGGACTCAAACATTTAAATATCCAAATATTGAAGCGTTTGTTGAATACGTTAACATTCAAACATCCACTGTTTTATCTGGAGGTCAACAAGTAAGAGCAACAATAACACCAGTTGTAAAAGGGGAAATAAGCGATCTTTACCTACATCAAAAAGGAACTGGATATGGTTCAACAATATTAAATTTTGAAAATAATCCAGTCGTAAATATTAAGAATGGTTCAGCTGGTTCACTTCCAGAATTGATACCTATTCTAAACACAATTGTGGGTAGTATATCAACAGTAGGAATGGGATTTTCAGGATCTGGATATTTCTCAACACCAGATCTTGAAGTAGTTGATAGTTTAGGTATTGGTAATGGTGCAAAACTTAGAGCAATAATGAATCAAGATGAAAATGGTGAATTAACTGGTTCTTTATCTTCAGTCGAGGTAGTATCTGCAGGAATTGGATATTCAGAATCAACAGTATCAATTCGTGTTATACCATCAGGAAATAATGCTGTAATTAGTGCGAGCGTTAGGAAACTTCATATAAACAATACACTTAAATATGGTGAAAAATTCCTTGAAGATGATTCAGGAAATACAAGATCTGGTAGATTGGAGGAGAATGATGAGATTCTTCAAAATGTAGTTTCAGGATACTCAATTGAATCATTCAATGATGATGGATCAAAAATTTCAGGAATTATTGGATGGGCATATGATGGAAATCCAATTTATGGTCCTTATGGATTTTCAGATCCTGAAAAGAAAACAAATGATAAAAAATTATTAGTTAGTGGATATGAATTAAATACATCATCTGTGCTTAATAGACCATCCCTCACAAGTGGATTATTTGTTGAAGATTATGTATTTACAAATAATGGTGATTTAGATGAGTATAATGGTAGATTTGAAATTAATGATGATTACCCAAATGGTGTATATGCATATCATGCTACAGTTGATTCAACTGGTCTTCCTCAGTTTCCATACTTTATAGGGGATAAGTATAGATCTAAAGTTGAAAATGATAATTTTGATATTGATCAGAGATTTGATTTCCAAAATTCATCATTAAGAAGAAACACTTTCCCTTACAATGTATCTGAGAATGATGCTGGAAATGATTTTATTACTGAGGCAAATGAAATTAGAACTCAACAAATTGAAATTGAAACAGTAGAACCTGGTGCAGTAACTTCATTAGATATAATTGAAAGTGGAACTAATCAAAAAGTAGGAGATATATTAAATTTTGATAGTGAAGGAACCGAAGGAGATGGACTTGTTGCAAAGGTTGAATCTATAAAAGGTGAATCGATTACAAATATTGTTACAGATGTATTAAAATATAATGATGCAGTAATTACAAAACAGGATAACGACACTCTTCGAATTACTCCATCGAATAATCATAATCTAGCAAATGGAGATTTAGTAGTAATATCAGGTTTAACAACATCATTATCTAATATTAATGATTCATACATTGCAGGTGTTTCATCGGTCACAGGAACGCTTCAGGTTGCCATTGCTGCTCAAACTAGTGCTGGATCTACGACAATTGAAATGTATACTGATTTAGCATCTAAAGTGGATGCTGGTAATACATTAATAGCAAATAATGAAACATTTAAAGTTTTAAACACATATTCTCAACCAAATATTATTACAGTTCAAAGAGGTTTAGATGCAAATATATCACATGGTATTTCTACATCAATCTATGTGGTTCCAGATTCATTCACGATTAAAAAATCTGTAAATAAAATTAAATCGACTGTAAATCAACAACAATATTTTAATCCCTTAAAAGCAGTTGGATATGGTACTACTACTGGTAAATCAATAACAAGAACATTTAAGTTTGGTGCGACTACTATAACTCGTAATATTCCTGTGAAGGGAATATATATTGAAAATCATCCATTTGTAAATAATCAAAAATTAACCGTCACAAATGATGGGGATCCTTTAGGTGTATCTACTACATCTAGTGCTACCGTCACTGCAATGCCATCCACTGTTTTTGCGGTTAGAAAAAATAAAAATGTTATTGCTTTAAAATCAGGTATTGGAACTGATGTAAATGGAACTGCTTTCCCTGAATTATTCCTTTACGATCGAGTTGGTAGTGATATTGTATCTAATAGTGACAAGTATCTCTTTGAATCTACCTTTGTGCAGGAAAAGGTTGATGTAAAAAATATTAAAAATACTGTATCTCTTGGTTCATCTTTCCATCAATTAAGAGATAATGATTTAATTACCCTTGATGTGCGTTCTAATATTTCAGTTGGAATAGGTGGTTTATCTGAAGTCACAATAAGAAGAGATTCAAGCACTGGATTTATACTTGCAGATCCTGTACAATGTCTTGTGGGTGGCATCACTATTGCAGATAACAAAGTAACTTTAGAGAATCATCGACTCAAGACAGGAGATAAAGTTCAACATTTTTCAACACTGACTGCAGTAGGATTGGGAAATAGTAGTTATTTTGTTAGTGGTATTGATACTAATACATTTAACTTATGTGATTCTTATGAAAATGCAATTGCAAATCCTCCAGTTATTTTTGATATAAATGCAGTTTCAGGTATCGCAACTCAAGTTCATACATTTGAAAAGATTAATCCACAAATCTTTGTAGAAAAGAATAATAATTTAGTATTTAACTTATCAGATGCATCACTTAGTGGATATAAATTAAAACTTTATTATGATAAAGAATTTAAAAATGAATTTGTATCTACTGGATCTAGTGTAGGATTTAATGTTCCAATTGACACTGTTTCTAAATTTTCAGTTGGTTATGGAAATAGTTTACCTGATAAGTTGTATTATGGTCTTGAAAAATTGGGTGTAGCAGCAACTGCAGACAACACTGTAAAAAATTATTCTGAAATTGTATTTGTAGATAATAACTTGAAAGGTACACACAAAATTTCAAATGTTGGTGTTAGTACTTTTACTTTTGATACTTTAAAAGAACCATTAATATTAACAACTACTATAGATGATTGTGATATTTTAAGTTATAGTACAACATCAGGTATAGTAACTGGAGCGATAAATTCAGTTAATATTATAACTGGTGGTTCAAACTATAAAAAATTACCATCTTTTGTTAGTGTTGGAACAACTACTGTTAATGATGTCGTGGTGCTTTCAAAATCTAAAACAATTGGTAATATTCAAAAAACTAGAGTTATAAATGAAGGTTTTGAATATTCATCTGATCCTACTTTACAACCAGAGGCATTAATTCCATCATTCGTTCAGTTAAGAGGTTCGAAGAGAATATCAAGTATTGATATAATAAGTGGTGGTTCAGATTATTTAAGTGCACCTAAATTAGTTGTAGTGGATACAGAAACTGGAAATACTTTAGGTGGAGGTGCAATAGATGCAATAATAAAAGGATCTTCAATTGACACAGTAAATATTGTTCAATCACCATCTGGAATATCGGTTGGTAATGTTGGGTTATTTACAATCGATAATACAAATGGAGTAAGTATTCAAAAAGTTGAATCCTCTGCCGGAATCGCATTTACTGTTTCAATCCCAAAACCAGCAGGAGGATATACTGTAAATCCATTTAAAATAGGTGATTCAGTTTTCATAGAAGGTTTGCAAAAAGTTGGAACTGCAGGATCTGGTTTCAATTCATCTGATTATGGATTTAAATTTTTACCAGTCACTGGTTACGATAGTAGTGGTAGTTTGGATAGAGTCACAATTAATGTATCTCAATACACAACAAATACAGGTACAGCAAAAGAAACAATAGATGGATTTGGTGAAATTGTAAATTCAAGTAATTATCCAATATTTGGATTGAATTTAGATGAGAGTGGATTTACAATCGGTGAGAAAGTAATTATTGATAATGTTGAGAGAGATTTAACTGTTGTTGAATCAGGTGAAAATTTTGTTAAATTATTTGGTTTATATGAAGTTAATAATAATGATCTTATCATAGGTGCTTCATCGAGAAACAGGGGAATTATAAAGAACATATTTAAAAATGAAGGGCAGTTTGAAGTTAATTATTCATTAATTAAAGATTTAGGATGGGAGACAAACGTAGGTAAATTAAATGAAGATATTCAAGTTTTACCTAATAATGATTACTATCAAAATTTATCTTATTCAATACAAAGTCCAATAACTTGGAATGATTTAAAGAGTCCTGTAAATAACTTAGTTCATACTTCAGGTTTTAAAAATTTCTCAGATACAGGTATCACATCAACTTCAAGTGCATTTCCTATTGATGGAACTGCAAATATCTCAATATTTTTGGATATTTTACCTTCATTCATTAATCAGGTTAGAGTTGATACTCTTTATAATTTTGATAATGCAAGGGATATTTTTTCAGGTATATCGAGTGATAATAGTTTAACTATAGATACGACAACTTCAAAATTTATCCAGTTAGAAAATGTAAAACTCACAGATTTTGTTGAAGCAAGAACTAATGATGTTTTGAATATTGATGATATTAGTTCTCAATATTCTAATTTAGAAACTGATCCTAATTTATTCATAGATCTATTCCAAATAGAGGCAGCAGATGGTTTCAACCGTGTTCTTGCAGCGGTTAGAGATACAAAAAATAATCAAAATCAAATTGTCGAATTGGTAGTATTGAATAATAATGATGGAGTTTATATACTTGAAAAAAATAAATCCAGTATATCAAATGAAGTTGATTTAGGAGTTGGTGCAACTACATTCACAAATAATGATTTTACAAAATTTACTTTGGCAAAAACAGCAGATAAGGATATATTGAGATTTACACCATTTGATAAATTTAAATTTGACGTTGATTATGATATCAAACTAGTACAATCTAAATTTAATTCAACCTTAACAGGAACTGGATCAAGTGCCTTTGGTTTTGTAAATCTAACAGGATCTGTTGTGGGTGTAGCAAGCACTACTGATGCTGCAGGAATTACATCATCTATAATATCTACACCAGTAACAACATCAAATAGTCTTTTTGTTAATTCACAGGTTACTGATTTAGTTACTAATGAGATGAACTTTGTTGAAACTTTAGTAGGAATTTGTTCAGCTACTGGTGATACAACCTTTATATCACAATCATTCTTTGATAGTAATCAGGGATCATTTAGTAATAACTTTATTGGAACATTTGGTGCATCATTATCAGGCGGTGTTTTATCATTAAACTTTACAAATAAAGAACCAAACGCTGTAAGAGTTAGATCAAATATTGTAGGATTTGGAACAACCTCTGCTGTAGGTACTTACAGATTTAAGGCATCAGGGCAAGCAGATGGTAGTGAAAGAACACAATTATTTGAGTCTAAATTTGATGCTCAAGAGGGTAATAGCACTGTTGCAACATTTAATAAAAATTTATTCTCATCATTAAAATCAACAGTTTCAGTTGCTGCAACTTGGGGAGAAGCATTACATCAAGTGTACGCTGTGGTTCAGCAGGGTGTAAGTGATTCTATCTTTATTAACCAGAATCAATTCTTAGACGGTGGTAAAGTTGGAAATATTGGTGGTAATACACCTGCAGGTATTGGAACATTTAATGGTAAATTTGTAGGAAATAATTTTGTCTTAGAATTTATTCCTGATATTCAAGTTGGTGTAACAACTGTTAAAGCGTTCAATGAAGTTTTCTATAAAGAAACTGATGATAAATCAGCAATTGGAAGAGTTAATAATCCAACACCACTTGTTATCGGACAAGTGACACAAACATCAGATATTAAATTATATAATTCTTTGAATGGATCAAGAATTAACAGAAGAGATTTTGAACTTACATCGAATGGCACTCCAATTTTTGCAAAAACATTTGATCCATCAGACACATCTATTGTCAATTTAGGAACTGGTAAATTCTCAATAGATAACCACTTCTTTAGAACAGGTGAGGAATTAATTTACACACCACAGGCATCATTTGTAGGAGTTGGTTCAACACCTATGATATATAAACCTTCTTCAGGAAATATTGACACACTACCAACATCAGTATTTGTAATAAGAGAGAGTGATGATATATTTTCAATATCAACTACAAGAGCAGGTACTGCAGTCACATTTATGGATGTTGGAGAGGGTAATAATCACCAGTTTGAGATGTCTAAATCACTTACAAAGGCATTGATAACAGTTGACGGGTTAGTTCAACATCCAATTGCTCAAACAAACTTAGTTTACAAAGTAGCAAATAATAATGGTTCAATAAGTGCAGCATCAACAATCTTTAGTTTATCAGGTATTTCGACCATCAATATTGAAGATGTATTAAAAATTGATGATGAGTTTGTAAGAATTACAAACGTGGGAATTGGAACATCAATCTCAGGACCAATCAGTGGTTTAGGAACATTCCCATTGATTCAAGGACAGAGAGGATATGTAGGGACTCTGAAAGTCACTCACGAAAATCACGCTGATGTAAAGGTATTCAGAGGTGCTTACAATATTGTTGGAAGTGAAATTCACTTCACTGAAGCACCAAGAGGTAATACATCAATAGACGCTGATGAAGCAAATTTACCTCCTGCTAAATCCGATTTTGAAGGTAGAGTATATTTCAGAAATGATTATTCAACAAATAGGATATATGATGATATCTCAAACCAATTCACTGGTATTGGACAAACATTTACACTTACAACTGGTGGTATTGCTACTTCTGGTATTGGAAATACTGGTGGAAATGGTATTCTATTTGTTAATAATATATTCCAAAGACCAACTACATTTAACAATACAAATGGTAATTTTACAATTACTGATGATGGAACATCAGGAGTTACGACAGTTACATTCGCTGGAGTTACCGAGGGTGGAATTCTTACTAAGAGTGATACTGATATAAATCAAAACGAATTGCCAAGAGGTGGTGTGATTGTATCTCTTGGTTCTACAGGTGGATTGGGATATGCTCCTTTAGTTCCTGCAAAAGTAAAACCTCAACTTAATGGTTCTGGAGCAATTACTTCATTAGTTGGAGCTGCATATAGTGGTGCAGTAAATGGCATTACAACTGCCGCATACGATAATTTAACTGGACTTTTAGATATTACGACATCTAACAAACATAATTTGAGAATTGGATATAATGATGAAGTATTACTTACAGGATTAGGATTTACTTGCACCTCAGGTGGTGTAGGAATCGGTTCAGGAGTCTTCCCTGATGGAACAATAGGTGATAAGTTCTCTGTTGTTTCAATAGCATCTACAACTACGTTTACAACTCAGGTTGGAACAAGCACAATTCCACATACTTATATGGGTGGAGGATTTGTAAGAGAATGGTACGGTGATTTAACATTCGGTTCTGGATACAACATTGGCATCACAACAGATGGTGTATCAGTGCCAGCAACAGTATTTGATCCTGGTTATGACCATGTATTTGCAAGTGCTTCCACAAATGCAGTAACTGCAAATACTGGAGCACAGTTTACCCCATCTGATGCGACATATGATCCAGTAACAGGAAATCTTGTTTTATTCATAAATGGTCATGGTTTGACAGGAAGTAACACAGTCACTATCGCACCAACATCGATTTCATTCACTTGTGCAAAAGATGATTATAGAACAAATCACGCTTATCCAAGATCAACTGATCCAGCAGCAGGATCAACATTAAGTATCACATCGTTTACTACAAATTCAATTACAGTAAATGTAGGTAAGAATGTTGGTACTGGTGCTCACGTTACTACAACAATCGGAAAAGGTGGTGTACTATCATTTAATGTTGCTCATGCGGGTACAAATTATAAAGAACCTGAAATCTTCGTACCAAGTCCATCTTATGATGATATGGCAATTGAAGGTATTTCAAGAATTGGATTCGGAACTGGACCTAATACAGGAATTGGTGCTCTAATAAGTGTAGAGGTTGGTTCATCTGGTTTACCTACTGGAATTGGTTCAACTTTATTCTCTGTCAAAAACTTTGAACTCTCAAGAACAGGATATAACTTTAGAAAAGGTGATAAATTTACACCTGTAGGACTTGTAACAGACAAGTC